CATCCTTATTCATATTTTCTAAAGGCGTGTCCGTTTGAACTTTGTTATCGTAAAAACCAGCAACCTTACCTCTGTTGACTTCAGCAGCCACGGCCGCCGAATAGTGTTTATGTTCTCGCGCTTCTTCTCTGATCTGTTTTAAGGAGGCCAAGTGAGACGCTGTCGATACTCCATACATTTGATGAAGATCTTGTTTCATCTCATGAATGGCCTCCACTACGAAAGGATTATGATTAGGGTTTAATAGATCAGTGGCTGTTTGTCTAGCTCTATTCTGAGAATAGCCAGCTCTGCGCGCCGCTTCGGCAGCGGAACATTCTCCGAGTAAAACTTTGTGTACGTATTCATAAACAAAAATCATCTGTTTCGGTGTTAGTTTCTGTTTCAATCTCCTGTCTTCAGGATTAATTAATTTTTTAGTAGTACTCATATTTACGTTTACTCCTTGGTTCCATGTCATCTTCATCATCATGCAAAGAGACAAAGCTACCTTGTCTGTATCTTAACAAGGCTAGTGTTGTTGCGTCAACTAAATCATCATGCTCTCCATAAGGAAATGATGCTATCTCTTCTTGAACATCTTCAGCCCATTCTGTGTCAGGTCGCCAAACGTGACCAGCTTCAAAAATAGGAGAAACAGAATTTAATCGTACGTGTTTGTCTTGACCTCTGTTGGGAGAGAAAGCTGTCGCGTATACTCCGAATCGCCGAAGCTCCTGTATCAAGGGTGTCCCTGATGCCTTAGCTTCAATGATGACACTATCAGGTTGATAGAGTTGAAGTTCTTCTTTTGCTACTTGTTTTAACTCAGGAAAGTCCCAACGCCCTTTTCTTGCATTCAATAAGATCAAATGTGTTTCAGGTCCTTCATCAGGATGAAAGACACCCCAAGTTGTAATAGCTGAATAGTCAGCAGACTCCTTTTTGGAAAATGCAGTATCATAACTTTGAATTTTATAAGAACAAAGGGGTGGGTCTTCCTTCTCCCAAATGTTCCACCATTCGCGTTTCACGATACTCGTGCCATCGTGTGTTGGATTTTGTTGCCACTGAGCGCTCCACTTGGTAGGAACAAGAGAAGCTTTCACTTTATCTAGTTCATTAAGCTTCCAATACTGAGGCCAAATAGGTGTACGCTTTTCTTCGTCATCGTCTTCTAAAATTGCCGGGAATTCTATGATGTCCCATTTATCAGCTTTGAGATCACCCATCTTTTTGATCAATTGACCAGTCAGATCCTTGTCAGACCATCGAGTCATAACGATTACAATACTTCCCCCTGGTTGCATACGCTGTCGAGGACCAGATGTATACCACTCATAGGCGTTATCCATCGCATTTTCAGACAAAGCATCTTGTTCACTATGTGGATCATCAATAATTAGTAGGTCAGCACCACGACCTGTGATGGCACCACCCACACCTGCCGCGTAATACTCGCCTCCTAGGTTAGTTTCCCATCTTCCCGCCGCTTGGTTATCAGTTCTAAGGTTAACATTAGGAAATATTCCTTTGTATTCTTTGGTATTCATCAAGTTTCTTACTTTACGACCAAATCTTATCGCTAATTCACCAGTGTGAGTCGCTTGAATGATCTTGAGTCTCGGATTTTGCCCCATCATCCATGCCGGGAATAAAAATGAGGCGAACTCACTTTTTGTATGACGTGGGGGCATGTTGACAATTAGCCTTTGGTTCTTCCCTGTCAGAAATTTTTGAAATTGTTGCGCGATTTTGATGTGATGATTGCCTTCAACGAACTCAGGCCACACTGCTTTGACAAATCTCATGAAGTTTCCACGTGCATGTTCTTGTTCAATACGCTTTCTAAGCAATACCATCGCCTTTAATTGGTTAGCATCTAAGTTTTTATAGTCTATGTGCATATTTCACCCCTATAGTGTGTGTATGTTGCCAGGACAAGGCCAGCGTCATGCGGACCGGGGCCAAATTTTTGGGGGTCGGTGCTCGATCTCCGCGAACCTCGGACCGTTGGCCCTAAGTACCTAGGCCCTATTGTTGCATAATATATGTTATCAGCCACCCAAACGCTATATTTATCAACGTTTTTCGCGTCTCGCGAATTGGTATGTCTATATCTAGTGGTACTCATGCAATATTTCGCTGATCGTGGACCATGGTTGCCCCACTTGGACCGTGCAAAGTGGTGGAAACTCGCCATTTTCTGCAAGAAAGTCGATATCCGTGGACCTATACAGAAAAAACGCTCTCTCTTTGAGGGAGCGTTGCAAGATGAACAGTCCGTTCATAATCTGTTTGTATTTATGATGAAAAGCTTTTTGATGTGGTCTCAGGCTCTGTAACAATCTAGAACGCTCACAGACCTTACATTCGATAAACAAAACACGTTTCTTTTTATTGAACAATATCAAATCAGGAAAACCGTTTATTGTAGTTGTTTCAATCCTAATTGGATTAAATTCAGGTAGTTTATCCTTCACCATTTTATATAAGTTTTTTTCTGCACTCATTTAAAAATACACCGTTACACAATAGAGAAAATTTAACGATTTACAATTATGGTACTAGAGATTTTCTGACAACTTCTTTTTAAATAATCAATTTGGAAAAAGTATCTAATTACCTAGAGGGTATAAAAAAGCCTTATTTTTCAATAAACAAGCGGACACTATGCACACTTCTAAAAATGAGTAGTGTGATAGGTAAAACCCACCTAATTAAAGCTAAAACACATAAGCGGACACTATCACACTTGTTTTAAAATATTTTTTTATTTTTTTTTTATTTTTTCAAAAAACCTCTAGTACTGTCCGCGTCCCACGATCCACGCCTCACGACCCTCAAACCCTGAAACGTTCATACTTTGTTCACTTTAGCACTACATTCGGTATATCGAACAACATTCGCCAAAAAGAAAACACCCTTTAAACCTCTTTTAAGAGCCATATAGCATATCATAAATTATCTAATAAAAACATACACGGACCTTTTTAAAATGCTCTTAAAACGCAAAAAAATGCCTGTGGATAACTTCACTTAGATGCGACAAAAGTGACCATTTTTTTCTTAATTATTTATCTTTTTTTATTAGGTATTATCATAAATTAGTGTAAGGTCTTACTTAGATGACAACAAACCATACTTTAGAAACCGCGCTAGAAGACAATAAGCCAGTTACCACTTTGGGGAATGCTGACGATATTTTAGCCATCGGGTCTAAGGTGCTAAAACACTCAAAGAATTAAGTTTCTTGGGTCTTCGGACTCGGTGGGTTGCTGAGGTTGGGCGCTACATACTTGCCCCTCAGTGCGTAGATAACTCGAACCAATCAGGCTAAGCTTCCAAACCTTATCTTGAGACGCTGAGAGCAAGTCTTCGGAGCACAGGGCTCAATCGGTGACACCGATAAGGAAACAGTCAAACAGAATTCAAATTATGTATTTTTGATAGGGCTACTAAGTTAGCCTTATCATGAATGCATAAAGCATTCAGAAAGAGAGCAAACAATGACTATATATAAAACAAGCCACCCTGATCAAAAATTAGGGTTAAACAACTTATCACCTGAGCAAATCATTTTGCTACATAAATTACTTTTAGCTTACCATAAAGGTGAAGTTAGAAACGTAAGCTCAAAGGTAGATGTTTTCTTTGGTGAAATATCTAAAGCTGATCAAGATCAGTTGATTAGTCTTTTAGACTTTCAAACTCAGTTAATTGAAGACACTCAAGGAAACACATATTTTCAAAAATCTGAGTTAGTTCAAGATCTCAAATCATAAATACTTTTGAATACTCGCTTTGAGTATTCATGAATATTTATTTATTCAGAAAGAGAGCAAACAATGAAAAAACTAGAAATATCTCTACCAAGAAATGAGAGAGATCAGGAATTAGTTGACGATCTTACAGAAGCAACAAACTTGTTTCTTAGTGAGTTAGTATCTAAAAGACTTCAAAACACCTTGAAGATCAAAATTCACGTAAGAAAAACCACAGTCAAAAAGAATTGGGGAGATAATTGCCAAGGTGTTCACTTAGCCAACGCAAAAGGTTCTAGCCCTGAAAAAAATCACAAGATCATAATCGATCATACTGCTGATATTTTCAAAACTTTGGCACACGAATTAGTGCACGTTAAACAAATTGCTACAAAGCAATATCAACAACGTTGGTGGAAATCTGATAACGAACTTCACACACGTTGGGAAGGTAAGGAACTAGGTCCAAAGAGAAGAATTCCTTACAGACAAAGACCTTGGGAAATCGAAGCTTTTGACTTACAACATAAATTGTACAGTAAGTGGAAAGACATTCTTATCAACAGAATTTATCTTATTTCTA